ACTTAGCCTCAAGTAGTTATGACGCTTCAAATGGTTGTGAAAACTTTACTGTTTACAATAACGCCAGTTCTTTTAACGCAAACAATGGTGTATTAGTTATTGGCGGGATCAATAACGTAGTTTCCTTAAACATTATAGAAGGTAACTGGAATGCTGGCATTATGGGCTGGCATGTATCTAATACTAGATTTAGAGATTTAGACCTCACTAATAATAATAGAAGTCAGTTTAATGGTATAGGTAATACAGGGGATGCTTTAGCATCTATATCTATAGCGGGAGACACTATTAATAGTGATGCATCTTTCATTGCTGACGTACTTGATACTCAAGTTTATAACACAGGTTTAGGTTCAAATACTTCTAGAATCGGACTTAACATCTCAGAAGATGTATCAGACATAGATGACTTAGATAAATCTCTAATAAACATTGACGATGTAGGCTTTAAGAATCAAGATTATTCTTTAGACGTAGCTTGTGACTTAGATAAAGTAAGGTTAACTGTTGGTGATTGTAGGTATATTGATACTGTAGAGAAGAATGTTAGGGTTGCCTCTGGTTACTACTATGAACTACCCTTCTCCAACCACCACACCAATATTAAAGATTTAGATTTAAGTTTAGACTCTACAACCTCCCAAATAATTTTAAAAGAGGGTGCTTTTGGAGATGTCCTTAACGTCTACGGCATTAACACCTTACAAGCTATAGCTTTTGGCAGCAAGATTAGGGTTATTCTAAAAGGCTCTAAAAAGATACAATTAGAGGTTGAGGTTGCAAACACCTCTATAAACGGCTCTTTGGTTAACTCTGTATTGTCCCAAGCACTGACTCAGTTAAACGACTTATTCACTAATACAAGTGGATTTGCTACAGTAGGAGATCCTGTAACAAACTTTACTCTAACTGGTGACGATTTAACTATAACGTTGCAGAGTGGACAGTCTTACACAGTTGATGTAACTACTTTAGGTGTAGACGAGAACAAGTTTGTATCTAGTGGTGCCTTAAATGGCTCCAACTTAGAACTTACAATGAATGACGCATCTGTTGTTACTATTGACGCTTCAAACATGATAAATGGCTCTAGCCTCCCTGCAATTGCTAATAATTGGTATACAGCATACGGTACTAATGCTGGGGATGAGGTAGTTTCTGCTGGTATTATAGCTGCTATTAAAGACCAACAGCCTTTTTATAATGGAGATTTCTTAGAAAAAGGTGAAGAGTACGTTTGGACTCACGACGATAATGCTGGCTATATGCTAGGGGTTTGGAGTGGTGCTGAATCTACTGTATCTTATTCTGACATCTTTAATTCCGTTAATTGGTCTGCATCATTCGCTTTTAATAAGGCAGACGGAAAAGTAAGTGAAACAAGTTCTGTAGGTGTAGATGTTGCTAGTAGGTACGCTAGTGGTTATGCTATAACAAACAACACTGTTTTAGCTTTAAGATATGGAAATGATGATCACTTATATTTATTGGATATTTCTGATGGTGGTGAAACTATTATTGGAAAGTCTAATGTATCTCAAGTAGGGGATGAAGTTACTATATCCTTTACAGGGGGAAATCAACCTAACGCTAAGTTTCCAGTGATGGTTAAAAGAGCCCAGCAATGGTCTATTGCTCATGATTTTGATAACTCTGAAAATGGTGAGTGGCTTGACGGTGTTGAAACGGACACTATTATTAGGTCAAACATTTCCCTATCTCCTGGTGAGAAGGTGTTACTAAACTTCAACTACTTTGGTAGGTCTGAAAGGATAGGGTTAGGTTATACAGGAGCGTCTAGTGGAGTTTCTAATGCTTGGACTAACATTGAATATGGATTGGTTTATAACGCAGCAGAGTTATTATTTGCTTCTGACACTTTAAACGCTACTGGCGGTGAGTGGACTTGGAATCAAAACTCAAATGAATACTGGAATCCCAATGGAGATGGTAGTTCAGTTGGGTATTGGAATAACGGAGGGGTAGGTAATTTAGGTCTTATCTCATTCGTCTATAATACTGACAATAGTATTGTACTTTACCACGAAGGTAATGGAGAGGAGATAGCAACCTTATCTACAACTTTAGATGGTAACGCTATTAATATCTATGTGGGTTTTAATGAGGCGCATCCAACACAAAGGGTTCCATCCATATCTAGGCAAGATATAAACCAAAGTTCACAACCTATAACTAACTTTGCGCCTGATATTTCAGATCAATCTTTTGATATTACTGAAGGTGCAGCTTTTAATATTCAAATAGCTTTAGATGCTAATAGTGATATTGTTAATCAGTATGTAGAAGAAGACGCCCCTAACTGGGCAGTGTTGAATCAATCTACAGGGGTGTTTAATGGCACAGCACCCGCGTATAACGGCTCTACTGATTCTTATGTAATTAACTGTAAAGCCGCTAATGCTATAGGGGGAGGGACTACCTTCCAAATAACACTAAATGTTCAAGAAATAACATATACTAACACTAAGTCATTGTTTTTCGAGGACGGTGTAAGTTCTTACTTAGGCGGAAATGCTGCTTTAATTACTTCTTTAGAAAGAGCAAGTAATGGCTCTGGCTCTGCTGATGCCTGGTCATTTAGTTTATGGTTTAAAGGCTCTACCGCCAACTCAGGTCAGACCATTTTCTACTTCGGAAATAATGATGTGGTTAACAATGGTCACATTGAGTTAAGACAAACCAATCACAACGGGTTAAAACGTTTAAGGTTAAGGTATGGTTCTAATGGCAATCATTTACAATTTACAACACCAAGCGGATCAATAACGCCTAGTTCATGGCAACATGTTTTAGTAACTTATAGTGGGGGTCAAACAGGTGTTGCTAGTGGCAGTATGTCAACATATTACGGAGCCTTTAAAATCTACATTGATGGAGTTTTGCAAACAACAAGTAATACGCACTCTAATTTTGGTTACAGTGGATCGGTAGTTGGTCAGAACTTTAGGTTTGGTAGATTTGCAAGTGGAACTTATGCTAAGGATATGGTGTATAACCAAATAGCTATATGGGGAAGTGATCAAAGTGCTAATATAACTGACATTTACAATGGTGGCAATACTCAGGATTTAAGTTTATTGGCTGATGTCCCTGAACATTACTATGAGATTGAAACAAGTACAAGTGCTATTCAGGACTTAATAGGTACTGCACATTTAGTTGGTTATAACTTCTCAAATTCTGACCTAGTTAATGACGCACCTAGTTAATAACATTAAGTAGTATTAAGGATAGGCCCAGTGGTGTTTACTGGGCTTACCTTGTTGTATATAAATATGTTTACTTTAAGGAAATATTATGTCTGAACTAATTTTAGACCCTCAACCAGTTCAGAGATTATTTCTTGAAGCTGAGGAACGAATAGTGTTCTTCGGTGGAGGTGGTGGTGGAGGTAAGTCATGGGCTATACTGGCAGATAACTTGCAAGGTGTTCATGACCCCGACTACCATTCGGTTTTCTTCAGAAACACTACTACAGAATTAGACACAAGCCTTTGGCCTGAAGCTAAGAAGATGTATAGAAGTATCTTACAAGATGATGAAGGGAAGTGGATAGGTAAATCCCACGTAAATGAACAAAAGAAAGTAATTACATTCCCTTCAGGAGCTAGGAGCAGATTTTCCTACTTAGAGTATGATACTCATGCAGATATGCACTACGGTGCAGAATACACTAAAATTTACTTTGACGAGTTTCAGAAGATTTCAGAGTACGGGTTTGATGTACTTAGATCTCGTAACCGATCAATGGCAAAAGTCCCTAAAGGGTTACGATGCACTCTTAACCCTGATGCTGGTCACTTTGTATATGATTGGGTACTTCCTTTCTTAGATGAAGAAGGGTTCCCAATTAAAGAGTTATCTGGCAAGACTCGTTACTACCTTATAGTTAACGGTGAACTTCACTCTGACTGGAGTTATCAAGATCTCTACGACAAGTTCTACGATCCTGAAATACCCGATAAGAAACAAAAGAAGCCACTAACTTACACATACATACCTTCTACCTTAGAAGATAACCCTCACCTAATGGACAATGACCCAGAGTATTGGGATAACTTGAACTCTCTTCCTGAGAAGAAAAGGAAGCAGATGTTATTAGGTTGTTGGTCTAAGGATGAAGACTCTTGTATGTACTTCAATAGGACGTGGTTAAATAAAGCTACTCACGTACCAGTTGGGGCTAAATATGCAAGAGGTTGGGATACTGCATCGGAAGTCCCTAACTCTGAAACTTCAAAGATTCCTGATAGAACAGCCTCTACTAAGATGGCTAAATGTCCTGAAGGCAACTACTACATTTGTGGTGGTACAGGTTTCCATAAAAGGCCTGGTGAAAGGGACAGAGAGATAGTTAATATAGGTAATAGGGATGGGGTTGACTGTGTTATTGTCCAAGCTATAGATCCAGGTGCTGCTGGTAAAGTCCAATTCAATCATTTTGCTAAGAAGGTTGGTGAAGCAGGCTTAATACCTCGCGCTGACCCAATGCCTAATAACAAATCTAAAGTAAAACGTTATGAACCTTTTTCAGCTGCATGTGAGAATGGATTTGTCTACATAGTGGAGAG